CCCCCATATCGAATATTTTTATAAACATAATTATCCTTTGACCTAATACCCTTTGTTAAATGACTAGACGATCCGCGTTGTTTTTTTTTAGCAATTTTATTTTTTTGTTTTTTATTGGTTTTACCAATATTTTTTAAATATCCACTGGGCATTATTATTTATCTATTTATCGAATAAAATGTTTAAGTTATGTTGTTATTATAATCAAAATAAAAAAATTTGATTACAATTACAAAACACTAAATTGTTAAACTACTAAACTAAACAATGAATTTTCCTGAAAAAACACAACAATTATTTGTATTAATTGAAGAAGATATCCTAAATCAACATAAAATACGGGTATTGGGAATATTTGATTATACCCAAGGAACTAAGGAAATTCAATTAAAACAACAATTATTTGGTAATGGATCTAAAAAATATACTCTATCAGGACCCTACGAACCACAAATTTCAAATTCATTCGATGAATCAATGCGATATCCACTACCTCTCCAACCATTTCCAGGTCATATTAGAAACGATTCGCCACCCCTTCCATCTTTTTTTCCACATACACGGCCTCATCGTCCATCCCATGTTCGATATGATTCTCCACAACCTCAAATACCAAAAATAAATAGCCCGGAATTTAATATCATGGGAAATAACAAAAGTTCAAATAAAAACGTTCATTCCAGTAATCTATTGCGATAAATAACGACATGAAATAGTGTCATGAAATAGCGTCATGAAATAGCGACATGAAATAACGACATAAAATAGCGACATAATATTTATGAACATAAATAGTTGACATCTTCTATGATTTCTTGTGCTTTGATAAACAATCTGGCGGTTTTTTCTTCGTCTTCATTTTCCAATTTCATTGCTTCATAATATAAAACCTGTGCTTTTTTTTCTTTTTCCATTAATTTTCCAATTTTAATGGCAGAATACAAAATATCACTTCGCAAACAATATTTAGGATTCGATTTTACCATTACATTTTCCCCGTCATGCATCATATTTTGGTTAAATACTAAACACATACCTGTTTCCGGAACAACACTGGGATAGTTAGTCCATTTAGGCATTTAGGCATTGTCCCATCATTATAATCATGAAATAAACGTGTTGCCCCTCCATTAAATTCGACTCCTCCTCCATTGTTCAGATAAATCAGACAAGTGATAAATGTACGGTAATATAATGGGTCATGTGCTTCACCAAAATCAGAATGTTTCAAAAATTTATTATTACTATCGTAACGATAAAATCGAATTAATGGATTGATTGCGTCTAGTTTCCACATACCATGATGAACACGAGCTTTATGTAGGGTATGAGAATTCTCATTAATTTCAAGTGTTGATTTCATAAATGGAAAAATCCGACTTTCCAAAACGCCAGATCCAGATATCATTTTGGACATAATTCGAATTCGCTTATTATTACGCATTTCGCTTGGATATTGACCGACACCATTTCCCAATCCTTTGAACACATATTCATTTAAAACATCAATCATTTTTTGACACTCCTGTTTCGTCAAGAGATTTTTTAAAATATATGCATCTTCATCTTGTAGCCATGATGGTTATACAGTTTTATTGTAATTCGCACATGCTAATCGTAATGGTATTTTTTGTATAGATTTCAAATCAAACGATGGATCAAATTGAATTGGAAGTTCCATGTCACTTAGAATATCTGATTTACCAATCATTTCTGGCTTAAATAAGGCTTTTATTCATTGTATCAGTTAAATATCGATTAAAAAATAAAATGGAAATGTGATTGTTTGGTGGTGATATTTTTACGAAATAATTTTTAAATTAATATATTTTTAAATTTTATATATGAATATTTTTCAGACGGTGGGTGGCTATAGATATAACAATTTTGATTGGAAATTTTATATATCAAATAATCAAGGTCTCCAACAAGGAGGAATTAACACACAACAAAAAGCATGGAGACATTGGATTACACATGGAATAAAAGAAAATAGAATTACAAAAATGATCACAGATATATCCAATAAAATATCCCATAATCCAACTAGCAGAATTGATATTTTAAAGCAGATGGATCCTACAATTGATGGTGTGCCAAAATACAATATGTATCAATTAAATATGTTAAACAACAATCAAATCATTGATATAAATCAAAATATTGATTTTTTTTACAATATGTTTAAAAAATTTAAAAAAATATTGTTTATATGCAGTGATTATCCAAGTTCTGGTGGAGCGGCTACAAATTGTGATCGCATACAACAATTTTTTATTGATCATGGACATCAAACATTTGCCTATTATTTTAAAATGAATTTAACAAAAAAAGAATATAAAATGACTGAAACAATGTGTGTTAATGATTTGAATCTCTATGTGAAAACGCTAAGTCGCATTCATTTTGTACCAGATTTAATTTTCTTAAAAACATTTGTAAATTTAAATCTACGAAATATTCATCGTAATTGCCCAATTGTCTATTTAATTGGTGGAATTTATAAAAATAATATGAATCAATATCACCATAAATTAATTTTAAAATCAGATCATAATAAATACATCAATGGAAATGTTTTGTACCAAATACGTAACAGCGATTTGGCATTTTCAAATAGTTTTCATACACATGACTTACTTCTTAAATATTATGGTCTAAAAACATTTGTTTTTTATTCCAGTTTCATTCAATATTACAATAAAACACCATTGTTAAAAAATGATTTTTATAATCGACCATATGATTATGCATTAATTGTTTCTGATTTTATAGATCGCCCAATTAAAAATGTAAGGACCAGTATGGATTTTTTAAGAAAACAGCCCAACACAACAAATATATTATTAGTTGGTAAAAATTCCACTAAACTAAAAAAAAATCAAAATTTACCAAGTAATTTTACATGTTTGGAAATAATGGATCATGAAAAAATGAACAGTTATTATAAAAATATCAAATATATCGTTCAAGACAGTTTTTATGAATCTTGCAGTAATGTCAAAATCGAAGGCTTGTATAATGGTTGTAAAATGAAACCAGTGATTGTATTTAGCAGTACACAATACCCTGGTTATGGTGGAGCGGCAACTAATACTTATTCACTTATTAAACATCATAGAAAAATGGGTTTTCAAAGTGTTGGTGTGTTTTTCCATAAAAATACTCATCATATTCAACCTGATCCAGACAAAATTGGGGGAATCTTTTTATATAAATTGAGTGAAATTAATGAAATAAAAATTTACCAAGATGTAATACAATATTTAGGAGTTGAACCAACTATCTGTTTTGCAAAAAATTACAAAGCACCAGTTTTATGTAAAAAAATATTTCAGTGCCCAACTGTCTATCTTGTTTCTGGAATAAACCATTTCAGTAAATTTTATTATGATTATGATGCCCAAACTATATTGGATAAAAATTTTAAAATCGATAAAGCCATTCCAGAAGAATTAGAATGCAATAATTGTGTTGATTTAATTATTTGTAACAGTAATTTATCTAAAAAATTGTTTTCAAAAATATATCCATCTTTTATTTCCAAAATTTGCCCAGTAATTTATGACACAAGCCAGTATGTTGATCAATCTATATTACCAATACGACATAAAGTTTCTGAAAAATCATATGATGTTGTAATTTGTTGCAGTGATTTATCTCGTAAAAATAAAAATACTGATTTTCTAATTCCAATTTTAAAACAAGCATGTTTTCATTCTTGTAAAAAAGCTATTATTGGCAAAAATTATGAAAATTATGTAGATATTGAAAATACCACATGTTTTGGATTGTTATCACAAGTAAAATGTTTAGACATTATTGGTAAAAGTAAAATTATTCTTGTTCCATCTAAATTTGATGCAAATCCAAATATTGTTCGAGAAGCCAGCAAACTGAAATGTATTCCTCTTATAACAAATAATGTTGGCAACAGTGATTTATATCCAGAATCTTTTGTGTGTGATTCATTTCAAGAAACGGAATGGACTGAAAAAATTAAAAACTTGTTGGAAAATTATGACAAATTTAAAAACTTTAAAATCAATTTTGATATTCTGAAGAAAAATAATGAATTGACAGATATTTTTTATTCAAATTCATTGCCATCATCCGTTAAAAAATATTCCAACACACGAATTCTGTTGAGTTCGACACAATATCCAGGAAATGGTGGAGCAGCAACAAATACCTATAAATTAAATCGATATTTATTGGAAAATGGAATCAATGTTTTTTGTGTGTTTTTTTTATCAAATAAAGAAGACACAAGCAAAATTACAATTGATCCAGATAATTTAGGAAATGTCGCATATATCCGCAGTTATTGGAAAGATGGAACATTAATGAATTATGACAAAAATACAAATAAATACATGGAGTATTCCACAAAAGAAATTCATGATTTCAAACAAAACATCATTAATTATTTAGGTGGGCCACCTGATTTGGTTTATGCCAAAAATTATCGTGCACCAATTACATGTCGAATTTTATTTCCCAATACCAGTATTTATTATTTGGTATCAGGTGTCTACATGACTTCCATTATCAACAATCAAAATCCTGATAAAAAAATATCAGCCCAAAACATAATTTCTCAAATTGATTATTACAAGGAAGAAGTGGAAACATATAAAGAAATTTCCAGTTATCGAAATGTGGAACAAGAATTGAAAACATTGGCATTGGTTGATGGTTTAATATTTAACAGTGAACTAACGGAATATTTATTTCATTTGTTTTATGGTGATAAAGTGAAAAATGGATTTGTAATGAATACAAGTTTATTAAAAGACTTGGATAACACAATAAATAGTACAGATTTTTATGAACGTGATTATGATATTATTTTTGTATGTTCCAGTTTCAAACGGAAAATTAAAAATCCACAATTGGTCAATGAAATTTTCATGGATTCCCGATTTGACCATCTAAAAAAAATCGCAATTGGAAATGACAGTATTTTCAGTGAAGATATTCCAAATTTAACAGTGATGAAACAGCAATTAAATAGTGTTGTATATGAATACATGCGTAAAAGTCGATTATTACTAATGACGTCTTTATTTGATTCTTCTCCAAATGTTGTGTATGAGGCATTGGATTGTGGATGTAATGTTGTTATGTCACAAAATGTAGGAAATTATTCATTGATGGAAAAGAATATGGTATGTAAAGATATTTATGATGCGGAAGAATGGAAACTCAAAATTTTGGAAGCAGTCAAACATCCGGTAAAACAACAAATTTTGAATTACAACTTGTTGGAAAAAATGTTGAGTTTGGTTTAAGATCAAGACGCAATAAACTTTAAAAAAATTTGAATCTCATCTTGTTCAATTTTATTTCAATTTAATTCTTGCTAAGTTCCCACTTAGTTCAACTGAATCATGTCGACTGTTTTAACAAAATTATTAAAACAATATCCATATGAAGACTGGGATTTTAATGAATTATCACGAAATCCCAGTTTTCAAATAAAATGGTTTGAACTTTTTCCAAATTCAAAATGGAATTTAACTTTTATTATTCGCAATCCAAATTTTAAATTAGAATGGATTGCTCGTTATCCAAAAAAAGAATGGAACATGAATGAATTAAATAAACGCCTGGCGAAAGGAGATGTTTTAATTATGCCAAATGTATTGGCAAAAATTAAAAATATAACATCTAGCCACAAGTTACATGACTATAACAATAACAGAAACTATTCTGTTGGATTAGATTTTTATGTATTATCAGCACTTTCATTTAAACGGGAAACAAAAATAATGCGGAGATACCAAACATATGTCTATTTCATTTTAACAAAACATATTGACAAAAATTTTTGTCAATATGTTTTACTAGATTATTTTCGATGATTCAAAATATTTATAAAATTTGATTTTGCCATGTTGTTATTGCTATTGTTGTTACGTTCCATATCGGTATGCCATTTCAAAATGCAATGACACAATTACTAAATAAATGTTCTGAAAAAATGGATTTTGATCAATTATCAGAAAATCCTAATTTTCAAATAGAATGGTTTGATCAATTTCCAAATAAAAAATGGAATTTGAATAAAATTATACAAAATCCCAATTTCCAATTAGAATGGATTGTTCGTTATCCAGATAAACCATGGTCCATGAAAGAATTAAATGAGCGAATAAAGAAGGGCGATCTTTTATTAATGCCCAACACAATTGCTAAACTTAAAGATTACAAAAGTACTGATTATTACAAATGTCCCAATTCATATTATGGCGTAGATAAAATAACTGTTTTAGATTTTGATTTTTTGTCGTCATATTCATTTGAACGAGAAAATGAAATTTTAAAAAAACAATGGTGGCAAAAGAACTGCGTTATTTATACATTTTTAATAAAACATATTGACAGAAAATTCATTCAACATGTTTTATTGAGCTATTTGATTGTCAATTAGGTTGTCAATTAGGTTGTCAATTAGGTTGTCAATTAGGTTGTCAGTTAGGTTGTCAATTAGGTTGTCAATTAATTAAATTTGATTGTTTGCAGTTTCAATTTTTATTTTTTATTTTTCATTTATTTTTCATTTATTATTTTAATGGAATTACAATTAATTAACAAAATTATTTCTTATTTGTATGATAAAGCCATGATGACAGATATGTTCGATTTAATTTTACCACAATTAAATAATTGTAGTGAAAATTTGTTTGGATTGGTCATGTCACCAGATGATATATTTGATTTAATTATAGATTATAAATATGATGATATTAAAGATGAATTAAGACAGAAATTTGACAATGATGAACTTCCAATTAAATATATTAATGAAAACATGTGCTGCGTTGATAATAAATATAAAAAAGAATATGAAAATGGGTATGGGTATAATATTTTTTGCGAAATGGAACCCAAGGTAATGGATTTTAACACGGGATGTGTATGTCACAGGAATGGTGTTGTGATATTATTTCCATCAAATGTTAAACTATTTTCAAAATTCAAAGAATTAATGACTCTCACTGCAAAAGAACCTGAATGGCATGTGAAAGAATGTGGATGTACTTAATTATTTCTTATTTGGATGATAAAGCCATAATGATTACTGATACTTTTAACCTTTTTGGAAAAGTTAAAAATATAAAAATATAAAAATGCTCCAATGAGCCCACAAATTATCATCCAAACTGTGATAATTCATTCTCCATGTTTTATAATCATTTTGTTACCATAAAACGCCTTTACACATTTTTTTCTATTAAAATTGTTATGCCTAATGTTATAATTTGTATTATAATTTTAAAAAAATGTTTTTATTTAATAATTAATTTGTTATTTTAGTTAATTATTTTTTAGGTTTTTTTTATAATTTACCTTGATTGTAAATTCAATTTTGAAAATAATATACCTTGATTGTAAATTCAATTTTCATTTTAGATTTTTTTTATAATTTACCTTGATTGTAAATTCAATTTTGAAAATAATATACCTTGATTGTAAATTCAATTTTCATTTTTTTTTTTTTTT